TGACATTTCTAATAGCTATTTGGTTTACTCTGGCAAATTCGCTAGGACTACCAATCTTATTCCAAGACTCAATCCACTCTTCATCAGTTAAATAATAACCAGCCATTAGATTCCCCTTATACTATAAGTTGCTAAACACTAACATATAATTATGTCTTATATAAAAAAAGTTGATAAAAATCAGAAGGATGTTGTAAAAGCGCTACGAGATTATGGCGCTGATGTTTTCCTTTTGCATACAGTCGGTGGAGGAATCCCTGACCTTATGGTGTGCTACGAAGAACAAACCATTTTAATAGAAGTTAAGGATGGGGATGACAAAAAACTCACTCCCCAACAAATAACACTATTTGCTAATTGGAGGGGCGGCCCTTTACATAGGGTAAATTCCGTGCATGAAGCTATAGAAGTGCTAAAATTATATGAACTTTAAAGGTGTCCTATGAATGAAACCAAAAATGTCGCTATGTTTGCTGCTACTTTGTTGCATAGCAGCACTAATACTCATTTCTTTCATTGGGCAACAAATTCTTACTCACAGCATAAAGCTCTGGGCAATTACTATGATGAGATAGTTGAACTTGTAGATGACTATGTAGAAGCCTACATGGGTTGCTATGAGCAGATTAAAGAGTTTCCAAGTGTCTATCACCAGCCTAAAGAGCCACTTAAGTATTTGGAATCATTAAAGAATTTCGTGGCAGAAGCCAATAGCGATTTGCCGCAAAAACAAGAATTGATTAATATTGTTGCAGAAATACAACAACTTATTGACTCTACCATCTACAAACTCAAATACCTCAAGTAAGGAAGCATCATGCCAATGGACAAATCAGGCTCGGCTCAATCAGTCGGCAAGAACTACAAAACAGAAGTTGCCGCAGGAAAGCCAAAGAAACAAGCCATTGCGATTGCATTGTCCGAAGAGCGTACCCACGCTAAAGGTAAGCGTAAAGCTAAGTTAGAAGAGTCCTACGCTAAGTACATAGCCCAAAAATGAGTCGGCAAGACCAAATCCGTAGTGCAATGGAAAAGCATGATAAGCCTATTGCTCATAAGACTACAGGTAAGGGCAAGACTTATAACCCTACAGACAAGGGTGCAGGAATGACCGCCAAAGGGCGAGCAGAATATAACGCTAAAAACGGTAGCCATTTAAAAGCACCGCAAGCAAGTGGTAGTAGGCACGATAGTTTCTGTGCAAGAATGAAAGGTGTAGTTGCCCATGCTAAAGGCGATGCACCAAGGGCTAAAGCATCATTAAAGAACTGGAATTGCTAATGAAAAACGGACTATACGCTAATATTCATGCTAAACAGGATAGGATTAAAGCTGGCTCTGGCGAAAAGATGAACAAGGTTGGTAGCAAAAACGCCCCAACTGCTAAAGACTTTAAAGAATCCGCCAAGACAGCAAAACCACGCAAACAAATGCTAACCGATGCAATGAAGGATATGTAATGAAACACATGACAAGAAGCTACCCACCTGAAAACGCTATGCTTAGGCCGCACAAAGAATCAACGCTGGAAAAGCAACAAAAGAAGCGCCAAGAGCATAATCCTCCATTAGAGCTAGACGATAGCGGTATCCTTAATAAGAAGGCTAATGAAAGAATGAAGCGTAAAGAGGCTTTGTCAAAAGCTATGAACAAATACCACGACCCAGATATTGTTGGCTAAACTGTAGTAATATTAAAGCCTTACAAATCAATTACTTGAGAATGTATGGAAAATAAAGTATCGAAATCTGTAGATGGCAACCTAAATAGAGCTGGAAGGCCTAAAGGAACGCCCAACAAGGCTACTGCGAAGGCTCGTGAGGCGTTTGCTAACTTTGTCGATGCTAACTCTGAGCGTATGCAAGAGTGGCTAGAATCCATTGCTAGTGACCCCAAGCATGGCCCTAAAGTAGCGTTTGATTGCCTAATGGCTGTAAGCGAATATCATGTGCCTAAACTAGCTAGAACTGAAGTAGTAGGCGATGAAAAAGCACCTCAACGCATGGTGGTGTCTTGGAAGAAATCCTAGATGTTGAATTGGACTATTGTCCAAGAACAGTATTTGAAGATTTCCACGAAAGAGAAAAGCGCTGGGCGGTAATCGTAGCCCATAGACGCTGTGGCAAAACTGTTAGCTGTATCAATGAACTCATCTTTAAAGCACTAATAGAGGGCAAAGAGGATGGGCGCTATGCCTATGTTGCACCATATTACAGCCAAGCAAAGAATATCGCCTGGGACTACTTGTTAAAGTTTAGTAAGCCTGTAATGGCTAAAGCTAATCAATCTGAACTATGGGTGGAACTAATAAATGGCGCAAGGATTAGGTTGTTTGGGGCTGATAATGCTGACTCTCTTCGTGGCTTATACCTTGATGGGATTGTCCTAGATGAGTATGCAGATATGCGTAGCCCTCGTATTTGGGGCGAGATTATCAGGCCTTTGCTGGCAGACCGACTTGGATGGGCAGTTTTCATTGGAACGCCCAAGGGTCATAATGCCTTTTACGATTTATACAATAACGCCACCCAAGACCCTGATTGGTATGTAAAGGTATTAAGAGCTAGTCAGACTGGCTTACTGCCGCAGACTGAATTAGATGATGCTCGTAAGGTCATGACTCCTGACCAGTATCTGCAAGAGATGGAGTGCGACTTTGAATCAGCCATTATTGGCGCTTACTATGGCGCTGAGATGCGTCAGATTACAGACCAAGACAGAATTACCAAGGTTGAGTTAGACCCAATGTTCCCTCTGTTTAGTGCATGGGACTTGGGCTATTCAGACGACACAAGCATTATTAGCTACCAAGTTGTGCATGGCGAGATACGCATTATTGATTACCATTCAAGCAATGGGCAATCCATTCCGTTTTACACAGGCTTGATTAAACAGCGTGAAATCGACTGGGGAATGAAGTACACAACTCATTATTTGCCACATGACGCAAGAGCAAAAACACTTGCAAGTGGAGGAAAGTCTATAATTGAGCAACTTTCTGACAAAATTCCGTTAAAATGTTTAAAAATTGTACCAAGTTTGTCACTTCAGGATGGAATTCAAGCAGCAAGGATGGCATTATTAAGATGCTGGTTTGACGCAGAAAGAAGTGAAGGCTTGATTGAATGTTTAAGGCAGTACCAGCGTGAGTGGGATGAGGACAAGAAAATCTTTAGGGATAAACCTAGACATGATTGGACATCACATGGCGCTGACGCATTTAGGATGCTAAGTATTGCCTGGAAAGAAGAAGCAAAGTTGCCTTCGAAAGATGACTCGATTAAAGGGCTGTTTGTAGGTAAAACCGATGTTAGCTTGAATGACTTGTGGAAAGATACCAAAGTCAGAACAGCAGGGAGAATTTGATGGCGAATGACAAAGGAACTGTAGACCACAGTTATGAGGACTGGTATAAAACAATTATGGGCTATGAGCGCTCATATAAGCGCTGGGAAGCCAGAGTAGACCGCATTGTAAAGAAGTATAAGGATGACAGTCGCTACGACAGAAACCCTAATGCTAGGTTTAATATTCTTTGGTCAAATGTCCAAACCATTCAACCAGCTATCTTTGCAAGACTTCCAAGGCCTGATGTTAGCCGTAGATTTAGGGATAATGACCCAATAGGCCGTGTTGCCTCAATGATGCTTGAAAGAGCATTGGAGTTTGAGTTAGAGCACTATGGCGACTATAAGTCAGCTATGAATAACGCAGTATTAGACCGCCTGCTTGGTGGTCGTGGTGTAGCCTGGGTTCGTTATGAGCCGCATATCGTAGGAAGCGACTCAGAAAATGAGCCGAATCCAGAAGCAGATGATGGTTTCCAAATCACAGAAGATAGCGATGAAGCCGAAACTGAAGGCGGCATGGCAAATGAATCCCAAGAGCGTATTGAGTATGAGTGCGCCCCTGTAGATTATGTCCATTGGCGTGATTTTGGTCATACTATTGCTAGGACATGGGAAGAAGTAACAGCCGTATGGCGTAAAGTCTATTTAAATCGTGCTGCTCTTTGTGAGCGTTTTGGCGATGAATTGGGCTACAAAATCCCATTGGATACCAAGCCTGAAGATTTAAAACAATCATACAAATCTAATGACGGTGTATATGAGGCGCTGATATATGAAATCTGGGACAAAGAAACAGGAAAAGTATTGTGGATTTCTAAGTCCCTCGGAAAGATATTGGATGAACGAGATGACCCATTACAGTTGGAAAACTTTTGGCCTTGTCCAAAGCCTTTGTACGCCACTCTTACAACTGATAGCCTTGAGCCTATCCCTGACTTCGTTATCTACCAAGACCAAGCAAGAGAATTAGATGTTCTGTGCGACAGAATTGATGGCTTAATTAACGCCCTTAAAGTCAGAGGTGTGTATGATGCCTCTGCTACTGAGTTACAGCGTCTATTCTCAGAGGGCGAAAACAACACAATGATTCCAGTACACAACTGGATGGCATTTGCTGAAAAACAAGGCATGAAAGGCGCTATTGATTTAGTAGACCTCGCCCCATTTGCTAGTGCATTAATGTCTTGCTACTCCGCAATGGAGCAAGTTAAGGGTCAAATCTACGAATTGATGGGTATTGCTGACATTCAAAGAGGTCAAACAGACCCTAATGAAACCCTTGGTGCGCAGATTATTAAGTCAAATAACGCTGCTGGTCGCTTAAAGACTCAGCAACACGCAGTCGTAGACTTTGCTACTAGCCTTTTGTCTATTAAAGCGCAGATTATCTGCAACCATTTTACGGATGACACGCTGGTTAAAATTTCTGGTGCAATGCAACTGTCCAATGAGGACAAACAACTGATTCCACAGGCTATTGCTTTGTTAAGGGATGAGGCAGCTAAGAATTTCCGCATTGAAGTTACCTCTGATTCAATGATTTACCAAGATGAGCAGCAAGAAAAGGCAGACCGTATCGCTTTCTTGTCAGCCGTAAGCTCATTTATGCAATCAGCTATGCCAGCCGCAGCACAAAGCCCAGAATTGACCCCAATGCTATGCGAAATGCTCAAATTTGGCGTAACTGCGTTCAAGGCTGGTAAGCAATTAGAGGGAATTATTGACCAAACTGCTGACGAATTGCGTAAACAATACGAGCAGACCAAAGGTCAGCCTAAGCCACCTTCACCAGAGATGCAAAAGCTACAAATGCAGGCTCAATTAGAACAAGCTAAGATGCAAAACCAATCACAACTTGAGCAACAGAAACTACAAGCTCAAATTGAGTTGGAAAGAGCCAAACAAGAGTTCCAAGCGCAAGAAAACAGCCTTAAATTCCAGTTAGAAGAACAGCGCAATACAATGGACAGAGAAATGGAAATGAAAGTTTCTCAAATGAAGATGATGACCGAAAGAAATACCCAGGTATTGCTGGCTCACATCAACAATGGCGCAAAGATTGAAACTGCTCGTATTTCTGCTGGTACTGACGATGGTGCAGAAGCCTATTATATGGAAGAGGACATGGCTCACGCTATGGAACACCCAATGCAACCGATTGCAAACGCTATTGGTCAAGGAAACACTCAAATGGCACAAGCAATTAGCGCTTTAGTAGATACAATTAATGCTCAACATAACAGGCCAAAGACTGTTGTTAGAGGTCAAGACGGCAAAATCATCGGAGTCCAATAATGGCTATTACAGTCAAGCATAATAAGGTTTCAACAATACCTGACGATGCAGACACATCGTTAGTTCGCCCAAGCGATTGGAATGATGACCATGTATTAACAGGAACTGTCCCTGTCGCTAATGGTGGTACAGGCGCAGCAACTTTAACTGGTTATGTAGTCGGCAACGGTACGGCTGCAATGACAGCTAGTACAACTATTCCAAGTACGGCAGTTACTGGTCTTGGAACAATGTCTACTCAAAACAGTAATAACATATCTGTTACTGGTGGCTCAATGTCAGGCGTTACAATTAGCGATTATGTTGCAACTGCAACAAAAGGCGTAGCCAATGGCGTTGCAAGTTTAGACGGTAGCGGAACTGTACCTATTTCTCAACTTCCTGCCGCAGTTTTAGGCGCATTAAGCTATCAAGGCACATGGAACGCATCTACCAATACCCCAACCCTGACATCTTCTGTAGGCACTAAGGGCTATTATTATGTAGTCAATGTGGCTGGTTCTACCAACCTCAATGGTGTTACCGATTGGCAAGTGGGCGATTGGGCGGTATATAACGGCACGGCTTGGCAGAAAGTAGACAATACTGACGCTGTTACAAGCGTAAACGGCTACACTGGTACAGTCGTATTAAATGCTACTGATGTAGGCGCAGTATCTAGCGTAAGCGGTACAGCCCCTGTCAGCGTAGCCACAGGCACTACAACTCCAGTAATTAGCCTTGCTGCTAGTTATGGTGACACTAAAAACCCTTATGCTTCCAAGACTGCTAACTATGTTTTAGCTTCACCAAATGGAAGTGCAGGAGTACCAACATTTAGAGCATTAGTTTCTGCTGATATTCCGTCATTAACAGGCACATATATTCCTTACACAGGTGCAAGTACCTCAATAGACTTAAACGCACAGACAGTTACCAATATTGCCCATTTAGGTCTTAATTCAACTGCCGTACCTGACATTCTTTTGCGAGCTTATGGCGATAACAACTCCACTTCTCGCATAGGTATTCGTGGGTATTCAAGCAATGCTAGTAGTTCTTCTATGCGTGTTGCCAAGTTTCGTGGCACTTTTGCAAGCCCACAAGCACCACTTAGCGGTGATAGTTTAGGTAAGTTTGAATTAGCTGGCTATGGAACAACATCTTCAAGTGGCTACCCACAAGCCTCTTATGAAGGTGTAGCTACAGAAAATTGGGGCGCTACTGCTAGGGGTTCAAAAGCTTTATTTTATACAACCCCTAACACTACAACTACTCAAACATTAGCCCTTACTCTTAATCAAGACCAAACAGCTACTTTTGCAGGCGCAGTAACGGCCAATGGAGTATTGCTAACAGGCAATACAGGTACAGTTACTAGTGTAGCTGCTACAGTACCTAGCTTTTTAAGTGTTTCAGGTAGCCCAATTACAACTAGCGGCACATTAGCTTTAACTTATTCAGGTACGGCTTTACCTATACTGAATGGTGGTACAGGAGCAACAACTGCAAGCACAGCATTTAACGCTTTAAGCCCATTGACTACTGCTGGTGATACTCTTTATGGTGGCACAAGTGGTGCTGGCACAAGATTAGCTATTGGAACAGCAGGGCAAGTATTAACAGTAAACGCTGGTGCTACTGCTCCTCAATGGTCTACTCCTACAACTGGTACTGTAACAGCCGTATCAGTAGCCTCTGCTAATGGATTTGCTGGTACTTCAAGCGGTGGTGCAACCCCAGCTTTGACTTTATCTACTTCTGTTACAGGCGTATTAAAAGGCAATTCAACAGCTATTTCTGCTGCAACTGCTGGAACAGACTATTCAGCAGGAACTTCCGCTTTAACCACAGGTATTGTAAAAAGCACAACTACAACAGGCGCATTATCTATTGCTATTGCTGCTGATTTTCCTACACTTAATCAAAATACAACTGGTTCTGCTGCTACATTAACCACCCCTAGAGCTATTTATGGCAATAACTTTGATGGGTCTGCCGCACTTACCCAAATTATTGCGTCTACCTATGGTGGTACTGGTAATGGATTTACTAAGTTTACAGGCGCAACAACAGCAGAAAAAACCTATACCTTACCTGATTCAAGCGTAACTTTATTGTATGCAGGTGGCCCTTTAGGTACACCATCTTCAGGCACATTAACAAACGCTACTGGATTACCAGTTGGGGGCATTAGTGCTACTGGAACTCCGTCTGCTAGTAACTATTTAAGAGGTGATGGTACTTGGTCTGCTGTAACAGCTACTACTGCTACAAACTTAGCTGGTGGTGCATTGGGTTCAGTTCCTTATCAGCTTCTTTCAGGTTCAACAACTTTTTTATCTGGTAATACTACAACCACACCACAATTTCTTACTTCTACTGGTGTATTAGGTGTAGCAACTGCTCCAACTTATACAGGTTCAACTGGTAGTGGTAACGTAGTATTAGCAACAAGTCCTACTTTAGTTACTCCAATATTAGGAACACCCACTTCAGGAACTTTAACTAATTGCACTGGTTTACCTAATGCAGGACTTTTAAATTCATCTGTAACAGTAACTGCTGGCACTGGTATGTCTGGTGGTGGGGCTGTTGCTCTTGGTTCATCTGTAACCCTTACTAATGCTGGTGTAACTTCAATTGTTGCTGGTACTGGAATTTCTGTATCAGGGGCAACAGGCGCAGTAACTGTAACTAATACAGGGCCAGTTTTTTATAATGGAAGTTATGTTTGTGTAGGTGGCGGTGGTGGTGGTTCAGGTGGCGGTGCTGGTGGTTCAGGCGGTGGTGGTGGTGGTGGATTTGTTTACGGAGATTTGCAACTTACAACTGGAACTGTATATACAGTTACTGTAGGCGGTGGTGGAAACGGAAATGCCAATGCCTATGGGTCAAATGGTACTTCATCAACCATAACAGGCTCAAATATTATTGGTGTAACTGCTTTAGGTGGCGGTGGTGGAGCATGGACAAATACTTCAGGTGCTATTGTTAAAGGTAGTACTGGAGGTAGTGGCGGTGGTGGTTCATGTTGGAACGCAAATGGATATGTAGCTGGTGGAATTGGTTATGGTTTACAAGGCTTTGATGGTGGAGTTGTATTTAGTAACAATAGCGCTAATAGAACAGCTAGTGGAGGTGGTGGTGGCGGAAATCCTGGCGCAATGTCTTGGAATGATTCATTTATTGGCGGTGGTGGTAATGGAGCAATTTCTTATATAACAGGTTCTGCAACTTATTATGCAGGTGGTGGTGCAGGTGTTTCAAGTATTAATGGTGCTGGAACTGCTGGTGATGGAGGAGGTGGTACTGGCAGCACTTCAGGTACAGGCGGTGCTGGAACTGTAAATACTGGTGGCGGTGGCGGTGGAGGTCAAGTCAATGGTGGAGCAAGTGCTGGCGGTGCTGGCGGAAAAGGTGTAATTATTATTTCTGTTTTAACTTCAAAATATACAGCTACAACTACTGGGTCACCTACGGTTACAACTAACGGAAACTTTACAGTTATGAAATTTACAAGTTCAGGGAGCTATACAGCATGAGTTATTTTGCACAAGTTATTAATGGCCTTGTTACAGAAGTTATTTCTGCCGACCAAGAGTTTATTGATGCTTTTGAAAACCCTAGCCAATGGTTACAAACATCCTATAATACTAGGGGAAATGTTCATTATGGCCCTGATGGAAAACCTGATGGCGGAATTGCTTTTAGAGGAAATTATGCTGGTATTGGCTACACATACGATACGGTAAACGATGTTTTTTATGCTCAACAACCATACGCAAGTTGGATTTTAAATAACCAAACATGGTTATGGGATGCTCCTATACCATCTCCTACAGATGGAAAGCCATATTCTTGGAATGAATCTGCGGTAACTTGGGATTTAATTAAGTAATGTTTCAAACTGCTTTCCAAAAAAATGCGTTTCAAAACAATGCTTTTCAGATTGTTATTACCCCTGTTGAGCCAACAAAGTTTGGTGGAGATGATGCACCTTGGACAAGGGAAGAATTAAAGCGTTATAAAGCTATTCAAAAGAAACTGCGTAAAGCAGAAGAAAAGCGCATAGCTGAACTTAAAGCAGACCAAGAAGCCAGAAAACAAACTATTGCCGATTTGATTGACCCTCCAAAAGTCAGCAAACGCAAACAAAATAATATACAATCCAATCAAGAAGTTAGCGTTGATATACCGTCAAACCTAGCAAATATTGACCGATACATCGCTAATCTTGTTAAACAGCAACAAGACCTGCAAA